ATATTTTTCTTTGGATATGGTGCAGCAATAATATCATATTGCTCTGGATTTGATAGATGCATACCAAGAAGTGTTAGTACATCTTTTGGGTCAAATCCAATGTCAGAATCAATAAACATTAGGTGGGTGCAATCTGACCGCAAAAACTCATCTGCAACATAGTTCCTGGCTCTTTGTACTAGACTCTCATTGAATAGATAATGAAATATTAGTTTGATGCCGTATCTTGCGCATAAAGCTGATAGGTCATTAGTGGACTTGCAAAATAGACCCGAGCAGTTTCCCCCGTACATGGGAACCCCAACAAATATAGAGGCCTCTTTTAGTTTTTCAATCGTTATTTCTAGCTTCATAATGCTTTCTCCATTCATCATATTCTTTATCCATAGAAACCCATTTTACTCTAGTGTCATCTGCACCCCGGTTCCAGATGAACCAGGCATATGCAATCATCCCACCAATTTGTTCTTTCTTTTCTACTGGTTCAATATCAGCCGAATCAAATCTGATTCTATCCGAAAAGAAAATTATCTGTGATGGTGGATGTCTATCAAATAAAGACTTCCGCTTTACACCTTCAAGAAATGTTAGTCTCAACAGCATTGCTGTATAATCATACTCTGCGACAGACTTCTCAGCAAAAAGTCTCGGAAAGTCATTATTATATGGGGGATTTGTTATTACACCATCATAACCGGAAACCTTCGGCAAGTCAAGCGCATTCACGCCCGTCGTTATATGGGCCAAAGCATGTGGATATTCATTTAGGTCATAGCAGACAACATCATGCCCATTACGAATTAGCTCCGAAGCTATATTTCCATATCCTGCGCATGGCTCAACAATCTTCTTTGGCGGATTGCTATATTTACATAGAAGATAGGTTGCAATCGGAGGTGTTCTATAGAGGTCGTTTGTGTTTCTGTTTGGGTCTGCCTTGTTGACTCCAACATAAATGTCTTTTAGATTACTCGCCATCAAAGCTCCAATGTCTTTCGTTCATATAAGTTATACCTATCTGACCAGTTTCTAGCAGCATGGGTTTAGACATTTCATTCCACTGCTTTTGCCATTTCTCGGCCGCATACTCTGGATAGGTGATTACGACTCTCTTGATTCCAGCCTGAATGACGAGCTTTGTGCATTCATTGCATACGGGAAGACCCCACACATAAAGTGTTGCTCCCTTGACTGATACGCCGTTGTAGAGAGCGCTCATGAGGGCGTTTGTTTCAGCATGTACTATGCGCGGGTACTTCTGTTCTTTGTCGTGTAGCCGCGCTTCTGTGTCGTCTACGCCACGAGGAAACCCATTATAACCAGTAGCGAGAATTCGTCGCTCATCATCAACAATTACTGCTCCAATCTTTGAACTCGGATCTTTACTCCAAGTAGAGATTTCTCTCGCAAGTTTCATAAAGCGAGTATCCCATTTACTATTCACTTGCATTATACATTTCCTATCAATATACTATAAGCTTATCCGAAAAACTTTGTGATGTCAACATCAGATTCTTGGGACAATTCAGTTTTCTTCACCTTCGGCTTCTTCATTCCAATGGAAATCTCATAGGCGTCCTTCTTGGCAAAAGCAATTCGAGCTTCAGCAATTTCCATGTATTCTGGCATCATTTCAACACCAACGAAATTGAACCCCTCATACATAGCAGCCTTTCCAGTGGACCCCGAACCCATAAATGGATCTAATAAAGTTCCACCGGGAGGTGTTATCAACTTACATAGATACCTCATGAGGGTTGATGGTTTTGTGGTTGGATGTATGTTCTTTCGCTTTGTGTCTCGGAATGTCTTTGTTCCATCTAGACCTTCACCAGTGCTTTCAACTCCGGCACTTCGCATTGGCAGTCCAGCAGCCTTTTTTAGTTCAAAGGCATCAAGCCCTTCGTCTCTGTCAGCAGCAGAAGCCTTTGCGCAATAGAAGAAACGAGCAGAAGATGTTTCGCCTTCTTCTCTCTTGTCAAATGAAGTCCTGCCGTATGTTCCGTAGATGCCAGTTTCTCCAGTGTGAGACTTTTCAGTTCCCTTCACTGGCGCAAGTTGACCTTTGCTGTCGGGAAATAGCGATACAACTTCATCACTCCCATCATGAATGAGATTAGCGGGAAAGCGACCGAGTTCACTCTGTTCTATAGTGCTTTCTTTCCTCTCGGCTTCAATGTATTCAACGCCCGTATATCCGATAGGCATATCAATGTCCGTGTCCGAGAAAACGGTTGCGCTGTTTGCATCAACCCATCCATCATCGTTTGACCAGTAAAGCTTCTCTTCGTCGGTTTCTTTCACAATCTTGAAATGACTTTGCGCCTTACCAGCAAGTTTGCCAGAAGCGTATGTTGCTTTTCCCTGCGGTTTTGCCGCGCTCTTATCAGTATCATTCTGGAATTCGACTCTACATCCATCAATGTTGATTGCCCCAACACCATGTTCAAGCACATTATCAGCAACGGTCCCTTCTAATGGCTTTCGTGCAAGTACAATGGGCTCAAATGCAGGCTTCAGAGCAGTTCCCCAACCATCCCATTGTTTTGCGACATCTGTTGCAGCCGCTGTAAGCTCCCACTCTCTCGCCCAAGTGTTATTTCCGTGAGCAGCATTCGCAGATTCTTCAATCTTTGAGGAATCTTTTAGTGTCGGATGCTTTCGTGTTCCAACAACTTCCCTTTCTGCACCAGCAGACTTATCAAGAGCTTTACTGACATTCAAAGATTTCGGGAAGCCAGACCCATAGACCCATGCAATCTGGTCACGAATTTCGAATCCAGCAATGCGAATTGCAACAACACCCAAGTCATAAGTACGAGTTCCAAAGAATGCAACCATATGTCCACCAGGTTTCAGCACGCGTAAGCACTCTTTCCAGATGGCTGGTCCTGGCACGAATGAATCCCATTCCTTCCCCATGAACCCCTTTCCATTGTGCTTGTAGTCGTCTCCAGCTAACCAGTGCTGAAGAACTTCCAACATGTCTGGTTGCTTACTCAACCCGTAAGGTGGATCAGTCACGATACTGTCAATGCTGTTGTCTTCTAGCTCTTTTAGTTTTACAAGAGCATCGCCTTGTAGTAGATTGAATGTGGTCATTTCTTCGGAATCTCCAAATCATTTTCAGCACGAAGAATCGTCTGAATGCGCATAATGTTAGCCATGACTTCCATAGCGGAGTCGGTCTTCATGTAAATCTTATTCCAATAGTCTACATCATCAATGGGTACAAAGTCAACTCTTTTGTTTTCAAGATCAAATTTCGCGTCAATGAAAGATGCTACATCGCGAGCATTGTTTCTTGGCAAATATTCCCGAATGGTTGCTTCCTTATTGACAGACCGAAACAGTCTCCATATAATAGCCGCATCATCCATGCTATTCCATGACCACCAGGTATCAATTTTACCTTTGGGAATTATGTTCTCAATAAAAGCAGTTGTGAAGTCTTGTACCGTCAAGTCTTTATCAGATGGTTTTAGGACACGCTCAATCATCTCTTTGCTTTGTGTTTTCCAGAAATCAATTCCACTTTGATGAGCAATAAATCCAAGTGCTTTCTGAGAAGGAATGTCCAACTTGAACCGCTTGACTTCTTTGAATGCACCCATCATTGAATATGGCTCATCTGAGAGCATCTTTTCTTTGCTGACAACAGCAACAGAACAATCAAGAATGACGCAATCTTCTGGATGGTATCCCAGCATAGAGAAGTCGATAAACATCATGTTATAGCTCATTTTTCACCTTTTCCATTACGATTACTGCTCTTTTGGATGGATCATTTGTAAGGAATGAACCATGCCTGCTTTTACTATACGGCGGAGTTTTGCCAACAGAGAAGTATTGGTCTGCTGTTATGTCCAAAATCCGAACAAGTGTATTATCATGCAGCCACCAGTGAATGATACCCTCGTCATCTTTCCCATGATAGATGCTAAATCTACCGGGATGGTCATCTTTAGTGAGATGATAAAATGCTTCTGTTGCTACATAGCAATGCCCGAACATTGGGTTCGTTGCATTGCGTTCTCTGTATTGCTGCTTGAGTAATTCGGGCGTAAGTGACTTTTGTATCTTGCCTATCAGTTCACTAAAATCATCTTCCAACATCACCAAGATACTTCTCCCTCGCTTCATTCCATGTCATAAACGCCAAGTCTCTATAGTAAAGCTGCCCATCGGAGATTCGGTCATTCTTTACAAGACTATTTATGCGCTGTCGAGCATACTTGTTTTTCCAAAGTTCAGTAAGTGCTTCAACACTTGAGTCAAAGCATGGAATTAGTTCTTTGGTTTCACTACGAAGAAACTCATTTGTGTTTTCATAAAGAGGTGCAAAGTAGATGCCGCGTTGGTGCGAAGTCTCACGAATTGTTGCGGGGATTTTCAGTTTGGAGTAGATAAAAGCGAATGCCCTGTTTTGATGCTCTCGTTTGAATGGCAGACCAGATTCTCGTTTTGCAACATACCATTCAAAATACTTTCGATGATGATACTTTTTGAGCCAGCTTAGCATCAGACCGTGGGTTGACTTGGATGGAACAAACGACATTTTTCCTTGTGTGAAGCCCATCTTTTTCCAGTATTTCAGATTGTCATATTGAGACAGACCACCAGCCTTTGTGTTGCCATAGAGTGAAGTTGTAGTAACTCCAGCGAGTTTGTCTCCATAGCGCTTCTCCCAATCATGCCTAATCGTATCAGATAGGCACAGTAGGGCAAGAAGCTTTCCCCCAACATAGTTGAATCCGAATGGCTGAACGGGAGCGATACAAGAGCAGATGGCTGTGTGATTTATCATACCATATGTCTTGGCGTCTTCTTCCCAACCAATGTGATCGTCTCTTGGTCGAAGATTGAGAAAGTCGGAAGTGATTGAAACAACACCAAGATATTTCCTTGACACATCATCAACAACCAGATAGTGAAGGTTTCGACCAATGTTGCTTACATGCTTCATCGTATGGGTAAAGACTCGTAGGTCGGTGAAGTCTTCGCCACTTGTGTATTGAAGCCTAGGCTTGAGCTTGAGATAATCATCTGGGCTTTCCGCCATCCAAATATTGTTCAGAACAGATTCGGAACGCTTCCACTTGTCTTGATCAACCATGACCCTTTCATCTTGACAGAAAATCGTGCTGATCGTTTTTGTCGGATACTTTGTCTGCACTTCTTCCCACTTTTGATATAGTGTGTATTCTGCAACACCCATACTGGAAAAATATGTCAAGTCCTTGACAATCGTTTCTCTTAGTTCATCATCAGTTACAGATACAACAGAATCAAGATTGGCTATTTCTAGCCAATCATTGTACTGTTTTTCAAGATTTTCGGGAGAAATGATTTCCGATTTCATGAGAAGAAGCTTTCTAGAGTTGTTTTCTTTTCCCAAGACCATCCGATAGCATCAAGTACGATCTGAATCGGAGCCAAGAATACCTTTTCAAACTGCAAATCATAATCAATGTAGTTGTCAAGATTGAATTCTCGTGGTAGAGTGTCAGGGAACGAAATGATGTTTTCGCCAAAGATGTTGGGTTCTTTCAGATAGAGAAACTTGATCTTATCGCCGCTGCGGATAAGCTCATACTTTTCTTCTAGCTTCATCTTTTTTATCATGTTATTGTAGACAATGCAACCCCTAATGTGAATTGGGCATCCCTTTTTATAGGTTTCGCCTTCCATGTAAGAATCGATATCATTCGTGCCCGAAACTTTACCAATCTCACCAGGCGAAAGTTTCATGAAATCGTCACGGAAATCGGTCACATAATTTTGGAGATCAACTTCTGTCTTATTGATGGCGAGCTCATACACTTCCATCATCTTTTTACGACATACAGCTGGCGTAGAACTGCGAACTGCTTCAACACCAGTAACAGAAATCTTTGGGGTCGAGTAGTGAACACCTTCTGAATTGAGTGTACTGAGAATGTTGCGCTTCTTTGCAATGAATAATCCGCGATTGTTGATCTTCTCTCGCTTCATGACCATCGTGTTCTTGTAGGCGTTTAGAGTGTCAGCCAATGCCTGATATCCGTCAGCGATAACCTTTTCGATTTTCTCCTTGGATACCTTATCAATGAATTTCTCGCCTTCGTCTTTATCAATCTGAGTCGTGCCATAGACCTTCTTCACCAGATCAGCAAAACTGAAATAGTTCGAATCTGTGTCAATATAAATTGTATAGTCAACCCCAGTTGTACCCAAGACCTTGTTCATATAAGCATTTACATATTTTTCAGAAGTCTTGACTGAAAGCTGACCAGATGTAGTGATAGATTCCGCCATTGCTGCGATGTAGTAGATAAAGAATTGGTTCGCAGTTGCGCCGTAAAGGCTGTTCATAAGAATCTTGATTGACATTTGCCCATTGTGGAGTTTTCCAGCTTCTCGTTTCAGAGAAGCGAGGTAATCCGTAAGTTCTGCATCTGTCATTGTTTCCAAATTTTTCAAAGCTTATACCTCTTTCTATCGCCCCTGTACTCATCTGATGATTCTTGCTTGATCAGAGTACGCTTCTTCAGTTCTTCTTTGACCCGCTCCATTTCAGATTCAACAGAAAGCATCTGCTTCTTGATGACAGAGCGTTCTGCGTAGTAGTCATCAATGATGCTAGGAATAATTCCCTGCTTTTCCTTATCAAAGACAGTTTTGTTTGCTGTCAATGTCACATTCGCGTCTACGAGAGCATTTTGCAACATATCTGGCACCTCATCAGCCAAGACTTGCGCCGCGCTGAAACTGTGGAAATCCTTGATGAACTGCTGCGAGTTTACATAGCGAATTATATCAGGTGCTTTCGCTTTTTGCAAGATATGCTTTTGAATAGTATCAAAATCATTGCCTATGATAGTGTCAGGTGACATGTTGTATTGGATCATCAACATTGGGTAGAGGCTGTTTAGGTCGAAAGACACAACCCAATCATGAATGCCGACTTGAGGGTCTTTCACATATCCCCCGACATAATCTGCTGATTCATTTCCAGATGTTTTCTTGATTGGTGGAACCATACCAGCAGCTCTAATTTTACGATAAAGAGTAGTGTCCCAAATTCCAACTGTCCCGAATGCATCTTTGAAGTTAGAGCCACCACGATAAGCAACAGCGAAGACAAGCGACATAAGAGAAGTCTCGTCTTCTAGCATTTCTACAATCCGAGTATCTTTTAGGTTGTAGTCAAGCCCAAAGTGGTGATAGGCGTCATCAGCAAGTTGTGTATACTTTGCCAGCATTGACTTGAGCTTTTCATCATTTGGATTCTTCCAAAGCTTTGCAGCAACCTGCTCTTTTTTGCGAACAAACATTTCCTTTTCGTCAAGCTCTTCGTCTGCTACATCTTCTGGAATATGAATGCCCTTTGCGCCGTCGGTGATGAAACGGTGAGTGTCGATTTTCGTGCCGAATCGCTCGTAGGATAGTTTGCTTTCTTTCAAGACGACATGAGCGATGTGATCAAGTTTGTAGCTTTCTTGCGTACCATATTTGTATCCAAATTTCTTGAAAGCGTCCATATAGTCAACAACAGATACGCCCATGATGTCATATGTACTCTGCTTCTTGCCATAGAGCTCTTTTGTGGATACTTTCACAAGACCCCAAGGCGACATGCGCTTTAGAGTGTTCTCTCCAAATAGGAGTTTGATTCGAGTGAGGGTATACCATACGTCAAAGTATTGGACGTTCCAGCCTGTAACGACTTCTGGGTAGTTGGATGTCCAGATTTCAACAAAACGGCGAAGCAGGTCTTTCTCGTTTGCAAACTGCTCATAGACAATGTTAGATGGGTCAACATCAGTCAGGGTCTTAGCTGGATCATAATGCTTCTGCCCAAGCAAAATATACTTCTCACTCTTGCGATACTTGAGCGCAATGGATGAGATGGGCTTGTCGCACTTTTCCATATCTGGCAGACCAGTGCTGATATCAACTTCGATGTCATAGTTGAATAGATTGATTAGCTGTTCGTCAAAGTCAATCTTATCTGGATAGTGGTCATGAATGAATGCAGCAACAAAGTTACTGTTGCCGTGAACATCAAACCCGTTTACATCTTTGTACTGCTCAATGAAGTCACTAGCCTCGCTCATTGTATCAAAGGTCTTTGGCTTCAGGGGTTTATTAGCAAGAAGTGACAAGAAATCGCTTGTCGGTTCTTTTGTAGAAAGATATAGACTTGGGATATACTTGACTTCTTTTAGAAATGGTTTACCATTGTCATATCCGCGCCAAAGAATACGGTTGCCATGCTTGCCGACAAATGTATAGAAAGAATTGCTCATTATTTACCTTATGATGTCAATATTTGTGTTTTCATTCCATAGTTCAAGTTCTCTGCGAACCCGATCCTCTGATTTTAGTTTCTCATATCGCTTTGAAGCGAGTTTGTTCCACCATTGTACGATGTTCTCTTGATAATGTCTATCGAATGTTTCCGCTTTTTTGAGCTCATCAGTCTCGCCAAGAATATATTCACGGCTGTTTTCAAATCCATAGTTGGAGAAGAACACTCGCTTCTGTTCGTTCAGTTCTTTTGATTCGGTCATTACCTTCGAGAAGGTCGCAAGTATTTCAGTCTCGCCGTGTTCTTTTAGTGACGCCTTCGTGATGCCAAGCATCATGTTTTGCGTCTTGAGCTTTAGAGAAGACCCCTGCTCGATCAAGTCCTTGCCGTTATTCTTTCTCTTGAAGAAGGCTTTCAGTGTTTTGAAGTGGTCGTCACTGAGAAGAGGAGCGAAGTCGCTGTCGGTCAATCCCTTGAAACGAAGAAATGGTTTCATTCCATCATACTGCGATGCTGCTTTAGATGTACCATATAGAGAAGTGGTTTCAAAGTGGCAGAGATTTGACTCGTACTTTTTATTGAAGAGTTCTCTGACTTCATGCGATGTACAGATGCCAGCCAACAGTTTTCCACCAAGATAGTTGAAACCAAATGGCTGCGCAGGAACGATAATGTGCCCCATGACTGATGCTTGATTGAAACGCTGCATCGCCTGCATGTTTGTTGTATCAAGCGGTTTTCCAAGCCACTCATTTCTTGGTCGCGAATTGATAACGCAAGAACCAAGACGAATGAAACCAACGACTTGATTACTATTCGTTTCATAAACGGTGAGTTTGATTGTTCTGCCAGGGACGCTTCTTTCAACTACATGCGAAGCTGTCAAGTCTAAAAGGTCATCATATAGAGTATCAGATTCCATGACCCTAAATTTCATCTCGGATGGATGAATGTCAAAATCTGAGAAGAAATAATCTCTCATGCCCATGCCAGGAAGTGAGGTTGGGAAACTCTTCATTCTTTCAATTTTTATTCTTCGAAAGTACTCGTCTATTCGCTCAATGTTGCTAAAATAGTCGATGAAGAAATTTGCCGAGTAAACGGCATCTTCTTTGTCTAGAATCATTGCTATACCTTTTGGGAAATGGAGCGGGGCCCAAGTAATGCTCATTGGGTTTCTTGACTGGAAGCCAAGCGTGTTCTTTACACTAACCCCGCGTTCTATTATTTATACATTATCTTGCGGCAAATGTCAAGCATCATGCCGCAAGATAGGTGAAATTCTTGATTTTTTCGAATTGAATTGTATCGCTGAACTTATCACGGAACAAGTCAGACCGATGGCTGATAACGAAAATATTATCTCTAGAGTTCAGTTTGTGTAGGATTTCAATAAGAGCTTCTACGCCTTCAGCATCGCTGGCCCCGTCAAGAACTTCATCCATGAAAAGTAGATTGGTCGAAACAGAGTTGCGGAGCTTTGAGATTGCCCGCCAGGTAAACATGATGCTTAGGCTGATACGCATCTTTTCGCCCTCGCTGAATGAAGCAAAAGAGAATGCATCACGGAAGCGACTCTTGATGGTTTCGTTGAAGTTTTCATCAAGATTGAAGTCAACAAAAAGTTCGAATTCAGACAGATACTGATTGATTAGCTTATTCATGATCGGAATATATGTGCGGATGATGCTTGTTTTGATTCCGCCATCCTTCAGCATGGAAGCAACAACACCCAATGTCTCACGATAGTTGTATAGTTCTGTTTGTTCAGTTTGGAGCTCATTTATGTTTTTGATGAATTCTTGTAGTTTGGATTGGTCAATCTCTTCAACTTCCTTTTCTACATTAAGCAAGTCGCCCTTGAATGACTTCAATTGATTCATCAGCATTTTGCTTTCTAGACGAAACTCATTTGCCTTTGTATGAAGCAAATTGATTTCATCTTCGACTTTTGAGATTTCGTTCAGTCGGATATTGACAGCTTCCATCTTTGTGCTCAGTTGCTCAACAGCCTTTGTTATCTCGTCTGTCTTCGATGTGCTTTCAGATAGGATATGTTCTCTGAAAGCATGCTCAATTCCCTGCTTGCATGTTGGGCAGTTATCATGGTTTGAATAGAAGGTCATCTCCTTGGACAATTGCTTATGCTTACTTCCAAGGTCATACTCAAGACTCTTTAGCTGATCCTGTAGTTTCTTCTGCTTAGCTTTGTCGCTAATCGTCTCAATAAGTTCGTTTATATTAGATTCTATAGCCTCAACTGCTACTGAATTTTCTTCTATTTTACTGAGGTTTTCCGCAACTTTCTTTCGTAGCTTTTCAATCTCAACATGCTTCATCCGCTCTATCTCGGCGTTATGTTCTTTCGCCGAATCAATCTTAGTTTTTACGAGATCAATTCGATAGTTGTTATCGCTAATGGATGTTTTATTTTCGCTGATACGGTCCTTCAATAGACCGTTCATCGTACTAAACACCTGAATGTCAAGCAGATCTTCAATGATTTCCCTGCGCTGCCCCGTTGGTAACTCCATGAATGGAACATAGGTAGCACTTCCAAGAATGACAATCTGAGAGAATGATTTCAAACTCATTTTTAGGATGTTTTGCTCAAGGTATACCTGATAGTCTCTAGAGGCTGCATCCTTATTTAGCATGTCGCCGTTTTTCCAGATTTCAAATATATTTGGCTTCATGCCACGACGAATAAGATAGCTGTCAGCAGCAATAGAAAACTCAATCTCAACAATCAGGTCCTTCTGGTTGATCGAATTGATAAGTTGGGGCTTATTAATTTTTCTGAAACTTTTTCCATAAAGAGCAAACACAATAGCTTCGATAATGGTAGACTTTCCAGCCCCATTCTTTCCCGTGATCAGTGTTGTCGGGCTTTTATCAAGTGGGATTTCAGTGAAGTAGTTACCAACTGAAAGAATATTCTTATATCTAACTTTTGTAAACTGAATATGCATCGTACTACCTCACTGCTTTTTATAGTAAATCATAGACTCATCGCTTCCGTATAGAGTTCATCTATAACCCGTTTGATACGGGATCTATCAAGTTTTGTTTCAACATTATCTATGTAGGAATGTAGAATGTCCTTCGTGTCTTTAGCTTCACCAATCATGTCATCAATTGACACATCGCCAAAACTAACGCCATCCTCTATTGTCTTTACATCTGCTGCGCCGCAATCATTCAATCTGTTCAAAAACATATCGTATAGGTATGGATTTGTACGATTGCGGACATTTATTTTGACATAACAATCTTTGAGAATGGTTGTATCCAACTTTGCGATTTCATCAATCGTCAAATCTGTGTCATCATAGTCTAGCTTGTGATGTATTCTATTCGGATTTTCAATGAATGTCAAGTCCCTTGTATCGGTGTCAAGTAGATAGAACCCACGGCGACTTCCATAGTCAGACCAGTTCATTTCATACTGAGCACCCAGATAGCGAACATTGTCATACTGCGATGGATGATGATAGTGGCCAGAATATACTGCTTCAAATTGAGACAGTTCTTTGTGGCTTATACCATGATCACTCACAACACCCTTCATCATTTCAAACCCCTGCAGATCAAAGTGACCACATAGAATGTTAGCAGTTGACGATTTCATTGTAGCCATGGAATTTTCGAAGTTTTCCTTTGTTAGCCATGGGCACATAATAATGCGAGTTGGGCCAAATGATAGTTCAACTGGTTCGTTCTGATATATGTGGATGTTATCATAGAACGGAAGCAAAAGGTCAGCTGAATTGACTGCATTTGTCGTTGAAAAATATGTATCATGGTTTCCTAGTATGGCGTGCATCGTGATTTTTCGATCTCTCAGCACATCAAAGAAAAACCGCCGACTGCTGTCTAGCGTGTAGAAGTTGATGAACTTTCTACGGTCAAAGATGTCGCCCAAGTGAAGCACAGTGTCGATATTGTGCTCTTCAAGAGCAGGAAAGAAGATTTCGCTGAAGAAACGTTCAAGATGCTTCAGATATACTTTAGAATCATTTCTTGCACCGATATGGGTGTCACATAACAAAGCTATTTTCATTTTTTGAAGTTACGCTCCTGTTCATATTTTACGATAGCCTGATTGATTGATTCGCGAATGTTGACTAGCGTCGCATAATAGAACTGACGGCGTTCTGGATGTGTGCTTTTATCTAATATCTTGTCCACATAGTCTTGAATTATTACTGGTATCATGCTTCTTTTCCTTTAGTTTTACTTTTATCCCGGGCTAGTTTATCTTCAAAGTCCTGAATGAAAGAATCAATATAGTCAGCATCAACGACAATATTCATATTTACATCACCACCACCTACATGAGTATCGCCAAGAGCTAACATAGATTGTGAACTCTTAAACTTGGTGTATAGAAACTTCTTCTCTTTCGCTATTCGTTGTAAAAATGCAAACCAGATTACCTGCGTAAAGTAGGCAAATGGGTTATTTGATTTTTCTGGATCAAACTTTTCAATGTACTTGAGACAATTCTCAAC